GAGCAAGGTGCATATCGCGCTGGCCGACACCATCCGGCTGTCGCTGTCGAGCGGCTGGATGTGGTTCCACTACCCTTCCGGCGAGAACAGGGACGCCGTCACCGGGGCGCTGCTGAAGCGGATGGGGACGCTGGCCGGGGTCTCGGACTTCCTGCTGGTGGCGCCGCCGCATGCGACGCTGCATGCGCTGGAGCTCAAGCGGCGCGGGCTGAAGCCGAGCCCGGCGCAGATGTCGTTTCTGACCCTGGTGCGGCTCGCCGGCGGCAAGTCGGAATGGTGCGACAGTTACGAGGAGGCGATCCGCATTCTTACCGGATGGGGTGCGGTGAGGGTGAGGCTGTGAGCGCCTGGTACAACGAGATCGATCCCTACGCGGCCCAATGGCTGCGCAACCTGATCGGGGCCGGGCTGATCGCGCCCGGCGTCGTGGACGAAAGGAGCATCACCGATGTCGATCCCGACGATCTCGACGGCTTTGACCAGTGCCATTTCTTCGCCGGGATCGGAGGCTGGAGCCTCGGCCTCCGGCTTGCCGGATGGCCTGATGACCGCCCCGTCTGGACCGGATCCTGTCCCTGTCAGCCGCTTTCGGGCGCGGGACAGCGGAAGGGCCATGCCGACGAACGACACCTCTGGCCCGCTTTTCACCGCCTCATCGCCGAGTGCCGCCCTGCAACGGTGCTTGGAGAACAGGTTGCGGGAAAGGATGGGAGGGAATGGTTCGCCGCTGTACGCGCTGACCTGGAGGGCGATGGATATGCCTGCGGGGGTGCCGATCTGTGCGCTGTCGGCGCGCCGCACATCCGGCAAAGGCTCTACTTCGTCGCAAAGCGGCTGGCCGACGCCGACGACGCGCGATCACAAGGACGGATCGTCGGAGGGCACGGTGCCCGACAACGCGCTGCTGGGCCGGGTGGTCTGGCAGGCGGGCTGGCCGACGCCGGCGGCCAAGGAGAAGGCGGGCGGCGAGAAGAACGTCAGGACGCTGGAAGGATCGCTATCGGAGATCGCCCGCAAGGGAACGGTGCAGGATCTGGCGCAGACGGCGGCGATCTGCGGCCCCGCCCGGATGACGGCTTCTGGGCAGCTTCTGACTGGCTCTTCTGCCGGGATGGAAAATGGCGGCCAGCTGAACCCGGCACATTCCCGCTGGCTCATGGGGTTCCCGGCAGAGTGGGACGGCTGCGCGCCTACGGCAACGCGATCGTCCCGCAGGTAGCGGCGGCCTTTGTCGGGGCCGTCATGGAGGCGCGGGCATGACCGGGCTCGCCTACTACCGGCGTTACATGCGCGATTTCGAGGAGGGCTGCCATGGCCTGTCCTGGGAACAGCGCGGCTTCTACAGCGCCGTCGTGGACGAAATCTACCTGGTTGGCGGGCCGGTTCTGATCGACTGGAGGGTGTTCGCAAGACGGGCTTCCTCCAATGCGGCATTGGCCAGGCGGCTGCTGTCCGAATTGATCGTACTGGGCAAACTTTATGTCAGGGATGATGGAAGGGTCGGAAACCCCCGTGCTGACAGGGAAATCCAGTTTGCAAAAACTGCCATCATTGAAAACATTGAGAAATCTAAAGTTTTGCCAAAACATTTGCCAAAACATTTGCCAAAAGAGTTGCTAAAAACCCAACAAAATCCTCGCGCGCGCGACAGGCGCGCGTCCTCCTCAACCATAGATACTAACGTATCAGAACCTAATGGTTCTTCTCCGTTAGATCTATTTCCGAGTGCTAAAGCACTCTCGGTGCAAAAGGGCGATTTCGAGGAATTTTGGAAATCCTATCCAAAGCGCGAGGGGCCTAACCCGAAGCAGCCAGCCAAACTGGTCTACGACAGGCTCCTGGCCAAAGGCGCGAAGCATGAACTGATCATGCATGCACTCGCCGCCCACAGAAACGAACACCCCAATCCAACACGCTTCGTCCCGCATGCCAGAACCTGGCTGTCACAGCATCGCTTCGAGGATGAACGACCACAAGTCGAGATCGACTTGTGGGTTGCAGCCGATGACCCGCGCATGGGGCTGTACATCGAAAAATACCGTTGTGAACACCATGGCGTTGCCCCCCAGCAAACGCAACACAACGGAAAAAATGGTTATGTCATCCCTCAGCACTATCCTGAGCAGATTAAACCAAGGGAACAATGGCAATGAGCAGGAAACCGTTCCACAAAGGCGAGTATTACGCCAGATGTCAGCAAGTGAAAAAGGCTATGAAACTAGAGGCATTCCCTATCCTTAGCAAGGTAGACGATCCAATATTCTGGGACCTCTGGAGGCAATACTACAATTGGCGCGCTATGTATTCCTCCATCGAACTTATGGATAAAAATGCCAGCAAAACCGTGCCCTGTTTCGATCCGAAATCATTTGATCCCGCATGGCCAGAGCATTTCGATGTTCCCGAGAATTATGCGCAAGCCGATATCAGTCCTGACTTTCGCAGTATGTTGACCTCGGCATTCAAGGCATGGCAGCCACCCAGTCCCGAAGCCAAGGCCCGCGTCGCCGAAATCATGCGCAAGTACAACGCCGGTATCCCTGTCAACGATGCGGTTGCCCGCTTCTGGGCCAGGATGGAGCCGTTTTGGCAATCCGGCAGTCCCGCCTATGTCGGCCAAACCAAAACCATCGAACAGCCGCCGAAGAAAAGCGACGAGGACCGCCTGGCCGACCTGGAAGCCAGGGCCAGCGAGCCGTTCGAAGCGACACCGGCGCTCATCAAGGCGCTCAGGGCCAGGCAGTGGATGGAGGAGCACCCATGAGCCACACCCCTGTCCGTTTCATCGACCAGCTGCTCAGCCTTGAACGTAAGCTCTACCTCATCCCCGAAAACCTTGAGCCATTCGACGCTGATGTCGCTGGCCTCATCAGACAACTCGATCAGAAACTCGGCCATGCGATCCATATGATCAACCGCAACGGACCCGAGCGCGAAAAGGCCCGTCAGGCCTACGAGGCCATCCCATGAGCCATCGAGGCCTCCCGGCAGACACCGACACCTGGAAAACCCGCAGCGACAGAGACGACCAACCCGAGGACCCGGACATGCAGAACGACATCGCCAGCGAAATCGAAAACGCCCTCAACCATGACCTCAAGAGCGATTTCCCCAACGCGCCAAGGCTGGGATTGAAGCCGGTGACAGGCAACAGCCAGAACACCCCGGCCACCTCGCGCGACCGGATCCAGAACACCATCGGCGAGCTCGAACACCTGGTCGCCGATCTCAACACGCTGATCGCCACGTTGCAGACGATCCGGTCGAAGCTGTAAAATGGCCGCGCACAGTGATTTGGCAGGAGGGCTGACCCAATGAAGATCATCACCGTCCTGCGCGACTGCGGCCCGTTCTGCATCGAGCAGACAATGGCCAGCGTCGATTGCCCGCCTTTCCTCGCCTGGCTGCTGCCGGTCGAGACGCCAGAGCAGGTGCAGGAAGCCATCGCGTTCGAACAGGACTTCGAACGGCGCAAAGCGCAGCAGGAGAACGCCGATGCCTAGCACCAGCGGCAAGCAGCACCGGCTGATGGCAATGGTGGCACACGATCCAGCGGCGGCAAAGCGCGCCGGCATCCCGGCCAAGGTCGGCCAGGACTTCGTCGCCGCCGACAAGAAGGCGGGCAGGCAGTTCGCCCTGCCCAGGCAGCGGAGGAAGGGCAGGTGACCGCACACGCCGTCGCCATCATCAAGATCTGCCAACATTGCAGCCTCGGCTTCGTGGCAGGCAAGAAATCGCAGCGCTGGTGCAGCAATGCCTGCAAGGTCGCAGCCTGGCAGCGGCGGCACGAGGACAACCACCAGAGCATCAAGCCATGACCTTCGACCGCACGATCTATTTCGACGCCGTCCGCGAGAGCCTGTTCGGCCACCTGCAACAGGTCCAGGTCGATGGCCAGAACATCATCCTCGCCGTCTGGGAATATCAGGGATTGCAGGATATCAGGCACCTCGCCTACATGCTGGCCACCGTCCACAAGGAATGCGCCACCCGGTTCTGGCCGATCACCGAATATGGATCGGACAGCTACCTGCAGGGCAAGGATTACTACCCCTACATCGGACGCGGCTGGGTCATGCTGACCTGGGAGGATAACTATCGCAAGGCCGGCGAGGAGCTCTCGCTCTACGACGAGCGCGACCTGGTCGAACATCCGGAGATGGCGCTCGATAGCCTCATCGCCACCAGGATCCTGTTCCAGGGGATGAGCCAGGGCTGGTTCACCGGCAGGCAGCTGAGCGATTATTTCAACGACGAACGCGACGATCCGGTCAATGCCAGGCAGATCATCAACGGCAACGACTGCGACGACGAAATCGCCGGATACCACGCCAGGTTCCTGGAGGCCCTGAAGGCCAGCCTGGCGGCCGAGGAGCAGGCATGACCGGCACCGACATCGCGGCGCTGGTCGAGCGGCTGCGGGAAGGAATTTACTGGGGCGGTGCGTTGCTGCAAGCCGCTGACGCGCTGGAAGCCCTGCAGGCTGACAACGCGGACCTGCGCGGATTGCTGGCGGAAACGGTGCCTGACCCCGAATATCGCAAGATGCAGGACGATGAGATTGAGCGTCTGCGTCAGGAACGAAAGGCGATGCTTGACCGCGCCGGGAAGGCCGAGGCCGCTTTCAGGGCCCTGCAGGACGCCGAGGAGACGGCATGAGCATTCTGTCGGACATGGAGCGCCTGAAACGCAAAATTGCAGACGGAATGGCGAAAAAAGCGGCTAAGGATGGCAATGCAAAGAAGCACTCTGACGCCAAGACAAGAGCGGTTTTGCCTGCTGGTCGTAAAAGGCGAAATAAACTCAAGGGCTTATGAGCAAGCTGGCTACAACGTAGTCAATCGGAACTCAGCCGATGCAAGCGCATCGACCCTCCTAAGAAACCCAAAGATCGAGGCGAGGATCGCCGAATTGCAGCGTGGCGCTGCGCAAAAGGTGCAGATTTCCGTGGAAAATTTGACCGCTGACCTGGCTGATGTGTTCAGAGCCGCAATGAAGGCGGAAGAGTTTTCATCCGCCGTGGCAGCGCACGCCTTGGCGGCGCGTCTGAACGGCCTGCTGGTCGATCACAAGACGGTGGACATCGTGCATCACAAGCCTGCGCGACAGCCGACCAAGGCGATCGAGCTCACCGAGGATGAATGGTTGAGGCTGTACAAACCGGGCGATAAGTAGGCCTGTTGGGGGGGCCATCCGCAATCCAGGCCTGCTAAGTCCTTGAGATCATTGGTGTTGGCTGTCGCATCCCTGCTGTTTCTTACACAGATGCTTACAGGTTTATGCTAAGTCGCTTATAGGGTAGGGCCCTTCCATGTCACCTGCATTGTATGTATGATATGGCCAACGCCAGATCACGCCAGCGAGCGCGACCGGACGCCATCGCCACCCCATACCCACCCCTCCGGCATGTCCGGCGGGCGGGGGCGGGGGGTGGAATTGGGTCCCCCGGTTCACTCGCACGCGGGTCCCATCCAGAATTGTTATGAGGCATAACAATGCGCAAGCCGAAGGATGCCCTGGACCGGCTTGCCAGGCATGGTGAGGTCCTTGTGCTGGGCTCCGGCGAGGATGGCGGCGCGGTCAGGCTGCAGAAGCCGGGCGGCACTGACTGCCAGATTGTCTTTTCCTGGGGCATGAACTGGGATCATGTTTCGGTGTCGGTCATCGATCCCGATGGCGACCGCTGTCCGGTTTGGGCTGAGATGGAGATGGTCAGTCGCGCCTTTTTCAAGGACAGGGAGACAGCCATGCAACTGCATGTGCCGCTGTCCGACCACATTAACTGCCATCCATACTGCCTGCATCTGTGGCGGCCACAGCGGCTCAGGATACCGCGCCCTCCCGCCGAAATGGTGGGGCCGCGCTAAGCGACCGGGGGCAGCGTCTCACTGCCGATTGAGAACCCGGTCACCCCTGCTGGGGCGCAGCGGCAGGGGATGCTTGCAGCCAGCCTCTTCGGAGGGTGGTTACTGCGCCGGAACCCCCTCGCCTCAGGGCGCGGGCAAACTGGCGGCGGTAACCAGGCACCGGAGCCGCCGTCTTTTTCGGGGGAGCCGATGCCGGGGCGGGACAATGACGGGCGCCGGGTGGGGCCCTTCCTGCTGTGGAGGCCGACGAGGCGGAATGATGAGGATGATTTTGCTCAACGATCGGTGGCGGGTGATCGAGAGCGACGACCGGTTGCCTTATTGTCAGTGGCTGCTGCAACGGCTCGACGGAAAGACCTGGCACAGCCGATCGTTTTGCCAGACGCGGAAAGCGCTGCTGGTGGCGATCAATGAAAAGATCGTGCGGGCCGATCGGTTTTATCAAGGCGGCCATGCGATGGAAGTTGATCAACAAGCCCTGGATGCCATCAGAAACCTGCCAGAACGCTGTCCACAGCGCGATCAGCCATCTGGCACGATAAATCCCCCATCCGACAGCTAACGCCTCTCCACGGCCTTGCTTTGCCGCAACAGCGGCATGCCAAAAGCGGAACATCTTCCCCTCATAAGCCCCTGTTGACGCTTTCGATGCAAATCATTTATCTGGTCTGGCGCTATGGGCAAGGCGCGCATCCAGATCAGGTTTGTGCCGCAACCGGCGCAGATGGCCTACATCGACAGCCCGGCGGACATCACCGTTTTCGGCGGCGCCCGGGGCGGTGGCAAGACCTATGCCAGCCTGGGTGATTTCTGGCTGCATGCCGAGGATCACGGCAGGGACGCCCGCGGCCTGATGGTCCGCAAGACCAGGACCGATCTCAAGGACACCATCCACACCGCGATCAACCTGTACGGCAACGCCGCCTCGTGGCGCGAGCATGGGGCGTTCTTCGACTTCAGGAACGGCGCCCGGCTCTACATGGCCTTCCTGGAGAACGAGCGCGACGCCCAGGCCTACCAGGGCTGGTCCCTCACAAGATGTTATCTCGAGGAGATCACCCAGTTTTCCAGCCTCGACCCGATGATGAAGCTGCTGGCGACGCTGCGCTCCGGGGCCGGCATCCGCTGCCAGATGAAGGCCACCTGCAATCCCGGCGGCCCGGCCCATTTCGCGGTCAAGTCGATGTTCATCGACAACGGCCCGCTCAACCTGGTCAGGGACCCCGAGAGCGGCATCACCCGGGTGTTCATCCCGTCCAGGGTGCAGGACAACCCGGCGCTGCTCGAAAGCGATCCGCGTTACATCGACCGGCTGAAGGCGGTCGGCTCTCCGCAGCTGGTCAGGGCCTGGCTGGAGGGCGACTGGGACGTGGTCGAGGGCAGTTTCTTCCCCGAGTTCGACCGCGCCCGCCACGTCGTCCCGCCGTTCCAGATCCCGCACGGCTGGATCCGCTTCCGCTCGATGGACTGGGGCAGCGCCAGCCCGTTCAGCGTCGGCTGGTGGGTGGTGGTGCAGGACAGTTTCGAGCATGACGGCAGGATCGTCCCGCGGGGGGCGATCGTCCGCTACCGGGAGTGGTACGGCGCCAGGGGGCCCAACGAAGGCCTCAAGATGACGGCGGAAGAGGTCGCCAGGGGGATCGTCCAGAGGGAAACCGCCGACAACGGCAAGCGCGAGTTCATCGCCTACGGGGTGCTCGATCCGTCGGCCTTCGCGGTGATCAGCGGACCCTCGATCGCCGAGACCCTGGTCCGCAACAAGGTCAGCTTCCGCCGTGCCGACAACGCCCGCGTCGCCAGGGACAAAAGAATGGGCGGCTGGGACCAGCTGCGCGCCCGGCTGAAGGGCAACCGGGACGGCCAGCCGCTGATTTTCTTTTTCAGCCATTGCCGCGACCTGATCAGGACGCTGCCGATGATGGTCCACGACCCGGTCGATCCCGAGGATCTCGACAGCGACAGCGACGACCATGCCGTGGACGATTGCCGCTATGCCTGCCTCAGCCGTCCGCACCTGGCCCGCGACGACAGGCTCAGGGACAGGAACCCCTATCTGGTGGCGAATGCCTTTCGGTTGAGCGAGCTCCGCTGAGATGGCGATCGATCCCGACACCCTCCAGCCGCCGGTCCCCGCTCCACCGCAGGGCAGGCCCGACAGGCAGGAGGCCGACGATCCCTATTCGGGCCCGCAATATGACGCGCCGATCGACAAGAAGTATTGGATCAGTTGCCTGGCCGACGCCGAGCGCGCCGAGGAGAACTGGCGCAAACGTGGCCGGGAGATCGTCCAGAGATATCGCAATGAAGGCCGAAACAACCGCACCGGCAAGGTAAGCAACGGCGACATTACATTTAATATTTTGTACGCCAATACTGAAGTGATGCTGCCGGCCGTCTATCAAAAACCGCCGAAGCCGGTGGTGCGCTCCCGTTTCACGGCCCCGTCGAAGGCCAGCATGAGCCCTCCGGCGCCACCCATGGGCATGATGCCGCCGCCAATGCCTGGTGGTCCTCCCCCCGGTGGGCCTCTTCCGCCACCCGGCGCGCCACCGCCGATGGCGGGACAACCGCCGCCGGGAGGGGTTCTGCCCGAATTGCCCCCTGGCGGCGGCGCTCCGGTCCCGCCGGGTCTTCCGCCAGGCGCGGCCCAACCACCGCCTGGCATCCCCCCTGGCCTGGCGGGGCCACCCATGATGGGCATGATGCCGCCGCCGATGCCGCCGGTTCCCGACCGCCAGGCGATCGTCGAAACGGCGGCTGCGGTGATGGAAAAGGCGCTCAGTGTCGTGCTCGAGGACGAGGGCTCGGACGAAGCCATCAAGATGGCGATCAAGGACGTGCTGCTGCCGGGCAGGGGCGTCTGCCGCATCCGCTGGAAGCCGCAGATGGCGCAGGTGCCGGTTCCCGACCCGGTGACGGGCGGCAATCTCAGCCTGCCCGGCGCACCGCCGCCGCTGCCCGGCGAAGCCCCGCTCACCGAGGAGCGCAAGGTGTGGGAGGAGGTCGGCGACGAGTATGTCTACTGGGAGGATTTCCTGGTCGATCCGGTGCGCGCGGCCAACGACACCGACTGGATGGCGTTCCGGCATCTGTTTTCCCGCCAGGCGATGGACCAGGAGTTCGCCGGAAGTCCCGAATACGAGGATCTGAAGGCCAGGAACAGGCTCGGCGACCTGTTCCGCTGGACCGACGAGAGCGCCGCCAAAAGCCCGGTCGGCGGTGGCTCGGCCATGAAAACCGCGCAGAACCTCGGCGATCACGTCAAGAAATGCATGGTCTGGGAAATCTGGCACCGCCCGACCCGGCGCATCATCTGGTTCGTCCGCGAAACCGCGGGCCTGGTGCTCAGGGCCGATCCCGACAGCCTGCAGCTGGGCGGCTTTTATCCCTGCCCGGTGCCGCTTCTGGCGGTGACCACCTCCGACAGCCGCATCCCCAGGCCGTATTACGACCTCTATGCCAATCTGGCGCGCGACCTCGATGAAACCAGCGCCAGGATCTCCGCGCTGATGAAGCAGATCAAGGTGCGCGGCGGCTACAATTCCGCCTCCACCGAAATCGCCGACATCCTCGCCGCCGGCGACCAGAGAATGATCCCGGTCGATGGCGTGGACATGCTCAACGGCGGCCTCCAGAACCACATCTGGCTGGTGCCGATCGACCAGTGGATGATGGCGCTCGACAAGCTGCTTTTGGCCCGCGAGCAGGTCAAGCAGGTCATCTACGAGGTGATGGGCATCTCGGACATCATGCGCGGCGCCACGCGGGCGTCGGAAACGGCCACAGCGCAAAGGATCAAGGGCTCGATGGGCATGAACCGCCTGGAGGACCAGCGCCAGGCCGCCGCCAATTTCGTCAGGGACCTGCTGCGCCTCAAGGCCGAGATCATCGCCACCAATTTCGATGCCGGGACACTCTCCCGGATGACCGGCGAGGAGGTGACGCCCGCCGTGATGGCGCTGCTGCGCTCCGACTTCATGCGGACCTGCGCCATCGACATCGAGAGCGACACCACCGTGGTCCCCGACCTGCAGGCCGAGCAGGAGGGCATGGCCCAGGTGATGCAGTCGGTGCAGCTGGTCATGCAGGGCACCCAGGGGCTGCTGATGACGCAGATCCTGCCGCCGCCCCAGGTCATGCAGCTGGGCCTGGAGCTGCTCAAGATGGCGCTGCACCCGGTGCGCTTTTCCAGGGGCGTGGTCGAGATGATCAACGCCTTCCAGGAACAGCTGGCGGCAATGCCGGCACCACAGATGCCACCCCCGATGATGGGACACCCCGGTCAACCTCCCCCGATCGGTGGTCCACCACCGGGCGGCCCGCCGGGTGGTCCGCATCCGCCCCCCGGCGGTCCACCGAAGATGAATGGCGGCATGCCGCCGCCGCCGATGCTGCAGGCGGCTTAGGAGATTTTCACCATGGCCAAGGAACCGACCATCAGGACCGCCGAGGAAGAAAATACCGCGAACCCCGGCCACCTGGAGCCCTATCCGACCGGCACGCCGGGCGATCCCTATGCCGGCAAGAAGGCCGCGCATCCGCAGCTGCACGAGGAGGCCCCGCCGCCGCCGGAGGCTGATCCCGAAGTGACCGCGACCAAGGGGAAAAAATGATGCCCGCCGATCTCAACCGCGCCCAGGACACCGCGATCGCCACGCTCAAGCTGATGGAGATCGCGCCGGTCAACTGGCATCGCTTCCCCAGCCCGATCTCCAAGGCGATGACCGACGACATCTATCTGCCGGTCTACACCTGGAACGGCGGCATTGTCGGCGACGAGACCGTGGCCGAAACCAATGTGCTGGTCGATGACCGCGCGATCGGCGACTACGGCCCCAGGAACCTCACCGAGAAGATGGCCTGGCCGGGAGCCCCCAATTCCGTCGTGCCGTCCGAAGCCACGTCCAGCGGCCAGGCGGTGACGGCGATCGTGGACTACACGCAGTCCACCGACATCACCGTGCCCAGAGGCTGGCTGGAACCCGACGATCCCTATGCGGCTCCTCCGGCGAGCCCGGCGGGCGATCCGACGATCACCTCGCTGGCCCCCAACACCGGCGTTTCCGGCGCGGGCAAGGCCCCGACCTGGGTCACCATCACCGGCACCAGGTTTACCCAGTGGAGCACGGTGGAGACCGGCGGTGTGCTGACCCCCTACTACAAATACGTCAGTCCGACCCGCATCGACATGCTGCAGGACCCGCGATCGACCCCAGGCACCGTCGTCGTCAAGGTCATCGATCACGGCGTCAAGAGCGCCGGGTCCAACTTCACCTTCAGCTGAGGAACCCGGTCATGCCGACCAATGACGACAGCTTCCCGATCACCGCTGCGATGCTCGCCTACGCCTATGTCAAGCCGACCATCACCTATACGGCGGCGGCGGGCAAGGCGACGATCACCGACGCCTACCTGCCCGCCTCGGTGGCCGAGAGCGCAGGCGCCAGGGGCACCGGCACGGCGGTCACCTCCGATCCCAACTTCACGTTCGCCAGGACCATGAAGGTCGGCACGGCGGCGGCCCCGTCGCAGCTTGTGCCCTACCCCACCGGCCTGCCCGGCGATGTCACCTCGTCCGACATCGTCACGGTGGTCGAGGTCACGCCAACCGTATCGGTGCCGACCGTCGCATGATCAACCCGCGCAACCCCGGAACCCTGACGGACGGCCAGCAGATGCATCTGGGCCGCATCGCCGAGGCCGTCGAGCTGCTGCGCTCCACCATGCACGACGCCGAGGGCAGTATGAGCCCCGGCGAGCACCAGCCGCATGTCTGGTCGACCCAGCACATGACGACTTCGGCGATCTATCTCGATATCGCGGCCATGTTCGCGGACAAGGCGGTGAAAGAGACATGACGGTGTGGGTCATCAGAGACGGTCAACTGGTCGTCAAAGGGGAAAACCGTAACGGCAAACCGCCGCTGTCCTTCCCTTGCCCGATGGTTAGCCGTTTCGAGGCGTTCGAAAGCCCGATTACGGGCGAGACAATTTCATCCTGGCGTCAGAGAGACGCCGACATGGAGGCCGGTGGCGCGGTCGATCCCCGCGATTTGCCGACGAAACCGTTTGAAGAACGGAAAAAGCAAAATGCAAGAGTATCAGACGCCAGTATCTGGACCGATCCGGTTTAGTCCGACGATCCAGGAATATCTGGGAACCAGATACTACCGCAGTAAGCGGGACGGGAAATATCGTTCAAACGATGGCCGCCAACTTCATCGGGTCATCTATAGCCATGTTTTTGGCAACATTCCGCATGGCTGGCAGGTTCATCACAAAGATCGCGACCAGCAAAACAATAGCCTCGACAATTTACAGGCGTTGGCTCCGCTTGATCACTGGAATGAACACCGCGATCTGCACCTGATATCTCTGGATCAAGGCCGCCGCAAGGAG